GGTCGTCCAAACGCGCGTTTTTTCTCTAGCGTCAGCAACAAAACGCTCTAAAGCCTTGCGGCGCAAGGGATCTCACCGAGACTTAAAACGGGATCCCCTTAAAGCAGTTTAGGGCGGTTTAGTATCTGTTTAGAGAGATTAAACACGTTCAACTTTTGCTGGTCACGTTCAGCGAGTTCGCGTACATCAAAGGCTGCAGCAAGGGTGCGGTTACCCATGCGAGCAAGAGCCGCATCGCTGGTGCAGTGGTGGAGAAGGATGGCAAGAAATGGCTGGATCGTGATTTGGCGTTGGAGTTATGGCGGAAGAACACGCTGAAAAACAACAACGCGTTGGTGGATGAGCCGGATGATGTGGAGGCGCCACCACCAGCTGATGAGCGTGAGCTGAAGGCGCGCGTCAACTCGCTGCCTGATGATGCGATTCCTGAGCTGAACGAAAGCCGAGCGCGGCGTGAGCATTACCAGGCGGAGCTAGCGAAGCTGCAGGTGGCGCAACAGCGTGGTGAATTGGTGCCAGCTGATGAGGTGAAAAAGAGCGCGTTTCAGGTTGGGCGGAGTGTGCGTGAGGCGCTGAGTAATCTGGCCGACCGGCTCTCGCATCAGCTGGCGGGCGAGACCGATCCGGTGGTGATCCATCAGTTGCTCAGTGATGAGCACCGTGATGCGTTGCAGTCGCTCACACAGATGTCAGACTTGGCTGATGATTGATCTTCGACTTGGCGATTGCTTAGAAGTGTTAGCCACGCTGGAGGCAGCGTCGGTCGATGCGGTGATTACTGACCCGCCTTATCTGAATACGGGCACTGGCAGCAGCAGGGTGAGCCGTGTGGCGGCCATTCCGGATGAACGGCAGTTCTTTGATCTGTGGATGCGTCAGATCTGGGGAGAGTTGGCACGGGTGCTAAAGCCCACAGGCGCAGCGTTCCTGACAATCGACTGGCGCGGTGCCATGGCGTGCGAGCGTGCAGCCTGCGGCTCGCCGCTGTCGTTTGGCGGCGTTGGCATTTGGGATAAGGAACAGCTAGGCATGGGCTACATGCTGCGCCATTCCTACGAGTGCTTCGTGGCGGCGAGGATGCCGGAGTGGAAGCCAGTGAACCGCTCGGTCTATGACGTGTGGCGCGTGAAGTGGGGGCCGACACAACGCAAGACCGGGCACCAAGCAGAGAAGCCGGTTGAACTGATCCAGCGCGCGCTGGATTTCTTAGCACCGCCTGAGGGCGGCGTGGTGCTCGACCCGTTCATGGGTAGCGGCACCACTGGCGTAGTCGCGGCGCAGAACGGCTACCGCTTTGTCGGCATCGAGCGCGAACCTGAATTCTTGGAGCTATCGCAGCGGCGCATTGCGGATGCTCAAGGGTTCGGCGCTCAGGCCGATCTGTTCGCATGAGCGTCTGGCAGACCGCGTTCATGGACGGCCTGCGGCCGGAGCCTCCGTTGACGGTGAGTGAGTGGGCGGACAAACACCGGCGGCTGAGCAGCAAGGCATCGGCGGAGCCTGGGCCGTGGCGGACGGGAAGAACGCCTTACTTGAAGGAGCCGATGGATGAGCTGAGCACCACTAGCAACGTGCAGCGGGTGGTGATGATGTTCGCGGCGCAGACGGGCAAGACGGAGAGCGGCAGCAACTGGTTGGGCTATGTGATCGCCCATGCACCGGGGCCGATGTTGCTGGTGCAGCCGACCGTTGAAATGGCAAAGCGGTTATCAAAGCAACGGCTTGAAAGTTTGATTACTGAAACGCCTTGCCTGTCTGAGCGGATCGCGCCGGCCAGGGCGCGCGACTCGGGCAACACGATGTTCGCCAAGGAGTTTCCGGGCGGGATGATGCTGCTGACCGGGGCGAATAGTGCGACGGGTTTGCGGTCTACGCCGTGCCGCTACATCTTCATGGATGAGGTGGATGCCTTCCCGGCTGATGTGGATGGCGAGGGCGACCCGGTGAGTTTGGCGGAGAAGCGGGCGACGACGTTTGCGCGGCGGAAGATTTTGCTGACTAGTACGCCAACGGTGAAGGACTTTAGCCGGATCGAGGCGGAGTATCAGCGGAGTGATCAACGGCGGTTCTATGTACCGTGCCCGAGTTGCGGGGAGATGCAGTGGCTGAAGTGGCCGCAGCTGAAGTGGGACAACAACGATCCGGCGACAGCGGTGTATGAGTGCGAAGCGTGCCGCGAGCGATTCGCGGAGATCCACAAGCCGGCGATGCTGCGGAAGGGTGAATGGCGGGCGACAGCACCGAGCGATGGCAAGACGGCTGGCTTTCAGCTGAGCGGGCTGTATTCACCGCTGGGCTGGCTGAGTTGGGCGGACATGGTGGACGACTTCCTACGGGCGAAGGCTGATGCACCGATGCTGAAGTCGTTTGTGAACACCCGTTTGGCGGAGACCTGGGAGGAGGACTATGCCAGCAAGGTGAGCGCCGATGGCTTGATGGCCAAGCGGTTGGAGTATGAGGCGGGAGTGTGCCCGGATGGGGTGTTGCTACTCACGGCTGGAGTGGACGTGCAGGACAACCGACTGGCGGTGAGCGTGTGGGGATGGGGCGAGGGCGAGACCGGCTGGCTGGTGTGGCATCAGGAGCTGATGGGTGACCCGACGCAGACTGAGGTATGGGCGCAGCTGGATCAGGTGATTGCTACGGAGTGGTCGGCTGAAGGCGGGAAGGCATTGAAGCTGAGCCAGATCGCGGTTGACTCTGGCGGTCATTGCACCCATGAGGTCTACAACTATGTGCGTGATCGTGTGCGCCAAGGCGTTGTGGCGATCAAGGGCAGCAGCAAGCGCGGCAGTGCGGCTGTGAGCAAGGGCAACAAGGTGGACGTGAATTGGAAGGGGCGGATCGTGAAGCGTGGTGTGACGCTGTATAGCGTCGGCAGCGACACGATCAAGACAACGCTGTTCGGAAGGCTGAAACACAACGAGGATGGGCCAGGCGGATTGCGATTTGGGATGGCTGCCGATGCGGAGTATTTCAAGCAACTGACGGCTGAGAAGCAGACGCTGCGGTATCTCAAGGGATTCCCTGTGCGCGAGTGGGTAAAGAAATCAGGCGACCGGAATGAGGCGCTGGATTGTGCGGTTTATGCCTATGCGGCATTGCAGCTGAGCTATCGAAAGTTCAACCGCGCGACGATGTGGCAGCAGTTGCGTGATCGCTTGGAGACTGGCGAGAAAGCACCGCTAAGATCAAGGAAGCAGCCCACCTCCGGGGCTGCTAGTGGCTTTGTGAGCAACTGGTAGGCCGTGAACATCCCGAGCGAGATCAGGGCAGGCGACACGATCCAGTGGCGGGACGTTGAGGGTGCCGACAATCTGGGCAATGTGGTGGGCAGTGCTGATTACACGCTGACCTACTACTTGCGGACGAATACGGCTAGCGAGGGCGCGACGGTAGTCGGCACTGCGTATGGCACCGGCTGGCAGTTCAGCATCGCCGCGGCCACCAGTGCTGGTTTTGATGCTGGCACTTGGTACTGGCAAGCAGTTGCCACCAAGACGGGTAGCACGATCACGCTGGGCAGCGGCCAGCTGACGGTGGTTGCGGCGCTGAGCTATGCGGGCACGCCTGCTGCATTGGATGGCCGGAGCCAAGCGCAGAAGGATCTCGATGCAGTGCAGGCTGCGATCCGCGCGATCGTCTCGGGCGGTGTTGTCAAGCAATACACGATCGGCAACCGGAGCCTGAGCAAGTACGATCTGAAGGATCTGCTTGAGCTTGAAAGCAAGCTGAAGGCTGAGGTGAAGCGTGAGCAGATGGCTGATCTGATTGCTAATGGCCTGGGCAATCCCCACAATCTGTTCGTGAGGTTCTGATGGGACTGCGCACGCGGCTGTTCAAGGCAATGGGCTTCGAGCCAATGCGGCCGCGGCAGCGGGCATATCAGGGTGCGCGCGTTAGCAGGCTGACGGCTGACTGGGTGACAAGCGGCACCAGCGCCGACAGCGAGATCAAGTCGAGCTTCAAGAGTCTGCGCAACCGTGCGCGGCAGCTGTGCCGTGATAACGACTATGCGCGGCAGGCGGTCAGGGCGATCCAGAACAATGTGATCGGGCATGGCATCAGGCACCAAGGACAGGTGCGGATGCTGCGTGGCGGCCGGTTGGATGAGGCTATTAATGGCCGCATCCATGAGGAATGGGAGCGGTGGATGCACAAGAGCCGCTGTGATGTGAGCGGGATCCTGGGCTTCCACGACATCGAGCGGCTGCTGGTGCGCAGCTTGGCGGAGTCGGGCGAGGTGTTCGTGCGGATGATCAAGCGGCCGTTCGGTGATAGCCGTGTGCCGTTTGCGCTGCAGATCCTTGAGGCGGATTATCTGATTGATGATGATGTGCCGCAGGCGAAGGATGGCAACACGGTGCGGATGGGCATCGAGGTTGATAGCTATCTGCGGCCGCAGGCTTATCACTTCTACGCGAACCATCCCGGTGATACCTATGCCGGGAACACGCGCACCAATGGCAAGCGTGTGCGGGTGCCTGCTGATGAGGTGATCCATCTGTTCCTGCCTGAGCGGCCGGGGCAGACCAGGGGCGTGACGTGGTTTGCGTCGGCGCTGATGCGGCTGCACATGCTGCAGGGCTATGAGGAAGCCGAGGTGGTGCGTGCTCGGGCGAGCAGCGCACTGATGGGCTTCATCACCAGCCCTGAGGGCGAGCTGGTGGGAGATGAGGTGTATGAGGGCGAGCGGGTCAGTGAGTTTCAGCCTGGTGTGTTCAAGTATCTGCAGCCCGGCGAAAGCGTGACGGTGCCGGATCTTAACAGCCCGGACGGTCAGCTTGAGCCGTTCACCCGTTCGATGTTGCGTGCAGTGGCGGCTGGTGTGGGCGTGTCGTTCGAGAGCATCAGCAAGAACTTCTCAGAGAGCAACTACAGCAGCAGCCGGCTGAGTTTGCTTGAGGAGCGCGACACCTATCGTGTGCTGCAGCGTTACATGATCGAGAACTTCCACCAGCAGGTGTTTGAGAAGTGGCTTGATATGGCGGTGCTGAGCGGTGCGTTGAGCCTGCCTGGTTATGAGACCAACCCTGATCGCTATCGTGCTAGCAGGTGGGTGCCTCGCAGCTGGGAGTGGGTAGATCCGCAGCGTGAGGTAGATGCTTATAAGACTGCGGTGCGGTGCGGCTTCAAGACGCTGGGCCAGGTGATTGCTGAGCAGGGCGGTGATCTTGAGGATGTGCTGGTGGCCCGTCAGGCGGAGCTGGCGATGCTCGATGAGATGGACATCGTGACCGATACCGACCCGAGTGAGGTGACGGAAGGCGGCGCGGTGCAGGCACCATTGGGCATGGGTGCGGTGCCGGCATTTGAGGAGACAGAGCGGCCCGTTGAGGAGGAGGAGTACGAGGAGCTGTCGGTGCTTGAGGATCCAACCGAGGCGCCTGAGGATTGATGGCAACCGTTGAGGGCCAAGAGATCGACCTGATGCCTACTGATGGCATGAAGGAAGAGGCGCAACGGTATCGGGAATGGAAGGATGAGGGGCGAGCTGGTGGAACTGAGGTGGCGGCCCGCCGCGCTGGGCAGATCCTGAGCGGTGATGAGCTGAGTGCCGACACAGTGATCACGATGGCGGCATGGTTCGCGCGCCATGAGGTGGACAAGCAGGGCGAAGGATTCAGCCCTGGCGAGGATGGCTATCCATCAGCTGGGCGTGTGGCATGGGCTGCATGGGGCGGCGATGCTGGTCAGATATGGGCTAGCAGCAAAGCGGATAGAATCAAAGCATTACAAGAAAGAAGCGCCGTGGAATTAGAGCGCCCCTATCCGAACGAACATGCTGCGCGGTTGACTGATCCTGGGCAGTATGACTCGTTGCGTCGAGAGAACGATGCGGGCGGCTCAGGTATTGACTTCATCTACGGAATCAAGGAAGGCGTGAGCGAGATCCAAGCGATCCGTTTCAACAGCGCCCGATATTCCGCAGCTGAAGCACGGGCGTGGTTGGCTGAGCATGACTTCAGCCCGATTGAGTTCGAGGAGGCCACCGGCGATGGCGAGGCTGCACGCGCTGCAGCTAATGAGCTGAGCGAGGGTGACTTCGTGCAGTGGGATTCAAGTGGCGGCACTGCTCGCGGGCGGATTGAGCATGTGATGCGTGAGGGCACGCTGGGTGTGCCCGACACTGAGTTCAGCATTGAAGCTACGGCTGAAGATCCTGCTGCGTTGATCCGCATCTACCGCGAAGGTGAAGATGGCTGGGAGGCGACCGAAACACTGGTCGGCCATAAGTTCTCAACGCTCAGGAAGATCGCAGCACTACGCAGCCTGACGGGCAAGTATCAGCGCAGCGAGATGACTGCGTTCGATGAGGTGGAGGAACGCATTTATGAGTTTCCCTTCAGCTCGGAGTATCCAGTGGCTCGGTACTTCGGCAACGAAATCCTGAGCCATGAGGGCGATGCAGCTGATTTGAGTCGCTTGAATGATGGCGCTCCGCTGTTGTTCAACCACAACCCTGATCGAGTGATTGGCGTTGTGGAGCGGGCATATATCAACGGCAAACGCCGGCGTGGTTATGCCCGTGTGCGGTTCAGCCGCAACCCATTCGCTCAGGAAATCTTGAGCGATGTACGAGACGGAGTTTTGCGCAACGTCTCGTTCGGCTACTCCATTGACAAAATGGAGGAGCGTGGCAGTGGTGACTATGTTGCAACTGCCTGGTCTCCCTATGAGATCAGCGTTGTCTCGGTGCCGGCTGACCCCGGCGTCGGGATTGGCCGATCTCTGACGGAAGACACTGCTGCTTCGGCAGCACCAACACCCGATCCCATTCCTTCAATGGAAAACACCACCCCCGATCTGGCCGTGGTGCGTGCCGAAGCCGCCGAGGCTGAGCGCGCCCGCATCTCGGACATCACTGCCCTGTGCGATAAGCACAGCATGGCAGACCTTGGCCGCCAGCTGATCGACTCTGGTCGTTCTATCGACGAGGCTCGCGCTGCTGTGCTCGACAAACTCGACATTCAACAGGAGCCCGTGAACATGAGCGCCGCTGACATCGGCCTGACTGAGAAGGAGAGCCGCAGCTTCTCCTTCCTGCGTGCCATCAACTACCTGGCCAATCCGGCCGACCGCGCTGCCCGTGAGGCTGCTGCGTTTGAGATCGAAGCGTCTGATGCTGCTGCTGCCAAGCTCGGCCGTCAGTCCCGTGGCATCACCATCCCCCAAGATGTGCTGCGTCGCGACCTGAACGTCGGTGCTGCTACCGCCGGCGGCAACCTGGTTGCTACCGAGCTGGATGCTGGTTCGTTCATCGACCTGCTCCGCAATGCCTCTGCTCTGGATCAGGCTGGCGCCACCGTGCTGACCGGCCTGACCGGCAACGTTGCGATCCCCCGCCAGTCCGGTGCTGGTACTGCTTACTGGGTGGCTGAGTCTGGCTCGCCCACCGAAAGCCAGCAGACCGTGGATCAGGTGAGCCTGACCCCTCGGACTGTGGCTGCGTTCACCGATTACAGCCGTCGTCTGATGATCCAGTCCTCCATCGACGTGGAGAACATGGTGCGTAGCGATCTGGCTCGTGTGATCGCTCTGAAGATCGACGCTGCTGGTCTTTATGGCACCGGCTCCTCCAGCGAGCCCCTGGGTCTGAAGAACACCACCGGCATCGGCACCGAAGACTTCGCTGCTGCTGCTCCTACCTTCGCTGAGGTGGTGGCACTGGAGAGCGATGTGGCTACTGCCAACGCTCTGCTGGGTAGCCCTGTCTACCTGATGAACGCTGCTATGCGCGGCAACCTCAAGACCACGAAGAAAGACGCCGGTTCCGGCATCTTCATCATGGAAAACGGTGAGGTGAACGGCTACCGCGGTGTGCTGTCCAACCAAGTCGCCTCTGGCGATCTGTGGTTCGGCAACTTCGCTGACCTGATCATCGGCTACTTCTCCGGTCTGGACATCATGGTGGACCCCTACACCAACAGCACCTCCGGGACTGTGCGTGTGGTTGCCATGCAGGACTGCGACATCGCGTGTCGTCATCCAGAGTCCTTCAGCCGCGGCAACGACACCCTCTGATCATGTTGATCAAGGTCCTACGGCAAACAATGCTGGCAGGCCAAGTGATCCGTCTCGGGGAAGTCCATGAGGCTTCCCCCTCGGACGCCAAGCTTCTGATCGGTATTGGCAAAGCTGTTGAGGTCGCCGACAAGGTGGCCGATTTGGTTGAGGTTATTGCTCAGCCAGCACCTAAACCATCTACCCCTCGACGGAGGGCTAAATCATGACCATCCACAACCTTGGCTCCAAGACCACGATCCTGGGTCTGCTCCGCAACGACGTTGTGGCTGCTACCGGGACTGGCTCTGCTATTGATCTGCAGGGCTATGAAGGCGACATGGCTGTGCTGCTGGACGCCGAAGCCGGCGGTGCTGGCATCACTTACGCCGTGAAGCTGACCGAATCCGACACCTCCGGCGGTACTTACACCGACGTGACTGGTGGTGGCTTCACTACCACTGCCGCCAACACTGCTTCGCTGCAGAAGATCTATGTGAACGTCACCAATCTGAAGCGCTACGTCAAGGTCTCCGTGACCGTGGCTGGTGGTTCTGGTGCTGGTGCTGTTGCTGTGATCGGTTTGGCCTCGGCTAAGTACGGCTGATCATGGCGATCACGGAGGATCTGGATATCTTCTTGGCGGACTTTGGCGTTAGCTGTACGGCTGGCGCCACTACCGCCAATGGGATCCTGGACATGCCTAGCCAGGTGATCAGCGATGGGATGGTGCTCACCACCGACTACACGCTGACCGCCAGAACCTCTGCATTTGGCAGTCTCATCCGCGGCGACTCGATCACCGTGGATGGGACTGCTTACACCGTCCGCGAGACGATGCTCATCGACGATGGCAAGTTCGTCCAGCTCGGGATTCAGAAGACATGAGCGGTCCTTTTAAGGTCAATACACGCAGTCAGTGGTCAGCGCAGAATCCTGTGCTGATGGCAGGAGAGCCTGGCCTTGAAAGTCAGACCAGCAACCTAAAGATTGGTGATGGCAGAACGGCATGGAACACGCTGCCGTATTTCAGCGGTCCTGGTTATTGGGGATCGTTTTGGGATACAACGTCGCAGACGGCAACAGCTAATACGCCAACCACGATCTTGCTCCGCAAGAACGATCTGGATAACCGTGGCGTGAAGGTGATCTCAGATAGCCGGATCACGGTTGACCATCCGGGTGTGTATAGCTTCACCTTCTCGATCCAGTTCACCAATACCGACACGCAGATCCATGATGTGAACGTCTGGCTGCGGAAGAACGACAGCGGCAGCAGTGGGGATGTAGCTGATAGCGATAGCAGGTTCAGCATCACAGCAAGCCATGGCGGTATTGCTGGCAATGTGATCGGTACTGTGAACTTCGTGCTGAAGCTGGCTGCTACGGACTACATCGAGCTGATGTGGACGACCAGCAATGCGTTGGCCTATATCCATGCCGAGGCTGCGCAGACCAGTCCGTTCACGCATCCAGGGATTCCGGGCATCATTTGCACAGTGGTGCAGGTGGCATCGGCATGACAACACGCCGCGAGTCGATTCTTGCTCGGATTGAAACGGTGCTTGCTGGCACCACGGGCGTTAGCACGCGGATCTATCGCAGCCGGGTAGAGCCGCTCAGTAGGGGCGAAAGCCCGGCCATTGTGATTGAGCCGGTACAAGATCAGGCCGAGCAGAACACCAGCCTGCCGACGCTGGACTGGAGCCTGACGGTACGGATCGCGGTGATCGTGCGTGGCAACGTGCCAGATCAGGTGGCTGATCCGACCATCGAAAGCCTGCACAGCAAGCTGATGGCGGATCTGACGCTGAACGGCTATGCCATTGATGTGCAACCGCAGTCGGTTAATTTTGAGATGGTCGAAGCTGACCAGCCGGCTGGTGTGATCAGCTGCGATTACTTGATCCGGTATCGCACCAGTGTTACTAATCTGGCCAGTGCATAGTGGCTACTATGGTGGATGAATACCAAGGGCAAGGCGGCTCGTATCTGCTGAACCCGAAAACCGGCAAGCGCAAGCTCATTGAGCGAACCGAGCCGGCGCAACCACTCAACGCTCAAGTCGAGGAACTAAGCGATGGCTCTGCTGACCCGGAAGCGCCTGCTGCTCGCTAAGGCAGAAGCGACATATGGCACCGACAGCACTCCCGCTGGCACCGATGCGGTGCTGGTGCGTGAGATGGAAATCACCCCGCTGCAAAGCGACACGGTAGAGCGTGAGCTGATCCGCCCCTACCTTGGCGCTTCGCAAACGCTGCTGGCCAATACTCGGGTTGAGATCACTTTCCAAGTTGAGCTTGCCGGCTCTGGTACTGCAGGCACCGCGCCTCAATTTGGCTCGATCCTGAAGGCTTGCGGTTTCAGCGAAACCGTTGTGAGCAGCACCAGCGTCACCTATGCGCCGGTGAGCAGCAGCTTCAGCTCGGTCACCCTCTACTACAACGTGGATGGTGTTCGCCACAGACTGACCGGCTGCCGGGGCAATTTCACGCTCAACGGAACCGTGGGCGAGATTCCGTACATCGAGTTCACGATGACGGGCATCTACAACGCACCGACCGACACGGCGCTGCCTGCCGCCACCTACACCAACCAGGCTGTTCCGCTGGTGTTCAAGGATGGCAACACCAGCAGCTTCCAACTGCTGAGCTATGCCGGCTGTCTGCAATCCATTGAAATGGACATGGGCAATGAGGTTGCCTACCGCGAGCTGGTCGGCTGCACCAAGGAAGTGCTGATCACCAACCGCAACGTGACCGGCAACGTGATGATGGAGGCGGTGGCGCTGGCCAGCAAGAACTACTTCACGGCCGCCCTGTCGGACAGCACGCTTGGCAACCTGCAGTTCACGCACGGCACCACCGCCGGCAACATCGTCACGGTGAGCAGCAGCACCATCGACATTGGCGATGTGAGCTACGACGATCAGGATGGCATCACGATGCTTTCGATCCCGGTGGTTGCAGTTCCGACTACTGCAGGCAATGATGAGGTGAGCATCGTCTTCACCTGATCCTGCATGGCATTTGTTCTTAAGCAATCTCCGACCTACAAATGGCCGGTAAGCTTCCGTGTGCCGACCGATGGCGGCAAATACGAGAAGCAATCGTTCGACGCTGAGTTCAAGCGCCTGCCGCAGTCCCGGATCAACGAAATCCAGTCCGAGGTTCAGGCACGCCTGAAGGCTGCGGAGAAGGGTGAGTCGAGCGAGGGCGAGATCAGCGACATCTCGATTGCTGATGAGGTGCTCGCCGGTTGGGAGGGGATCGTAGATGATGAGGGCGATGAGATCCCCTACAGCGCCACCAGCAAAGCGCAGCTACTGAATGTGCCGATGATGGCTGGTGCAATCATCGAGTCCTACTTCGACAGCGTGGTGGGTAAGAAGACAAAAAACTGATCGAGGCTGCGCGTTACTGGCTGAAAGGCGGCGTAATTGACCAGACCGCTGAAGACGCTGCAGCCTTTGGCATTGAAATTGATCTGCCGAAGCAGCCGGACTATTTCGAGGTGGATCCTGATGCGTGGCCTGCAGTGCAGCTATTCCTGCGCTGTCAGACGCAATGGCGTAGCGGTCCGGCTGGATTGATCGGGCTGGACTATTTAGCGGTTGAACTGGCCTCTAGACTGTATGGAGCAACAGATCTAGCGGCCATGCTGGAAGACATCCAGGTGATCGAGGGCGAGATCCTGCTAGCAGTGCACGAGAAGGCGAAATAACGATGGCACTGAACATGGATGCTGCCGTCAAGATTCGGGCCACGGTTGATGGCCTGACGGAGATTCTTGGCTTGAACAAGGCGCTTGGTGGCACTGAGAAGCAGGCAAAGGAAACCAGCGGTGCATTAGGCAGGCTGCGTACAGCTACCAGCGGACTGAGCGGTGCATTGGGCGGCCTGGTGCCTGCTGTTGGCATTGCGGGCTTGGCGGCACTGGGCAAGCGCAGCATCGATGCAGCTGACAACCTAAATGACCTGAGCCAGCGCACTGGCGTTGGCGTTGAGAATCTGAGCAAGTTTGGAGCAGCTGCGGCTGACAGTGGCAGCAGCATCGAAGAGGTATCGAAGGCAATGGGCCGCCTGTCAAAAGGCATTGCGGATCCGGCATCGAAGACCAATGAGGCGTTGAAGTCGATCGGCGTCAGCTCGACGGATGCACAGGGCAAGATCCGCGGCGTTGATCAGATCATGCTGGATTTGGCTGATCGGTTCTCAAAGATGCCTGATGGCGCGCAGAAGACGGCGTTGGCGATGGAGCTATTTGGCAAATCAGGCATGAACCTGATCCCGATGCTTAACCAAGGCCGTGATGCGCTGGGGCAGTATTCCGCGACCATCGACACGCAGATGGCGCAAGCTGCAGACAAGTTCAACGATGCGTTGAACGCTATCGCTCGCTCCGTGGCTGGCCCGTTTAACCAAGCCATCACGGCGCTGCTGCCGTTCATCACTCAGCTGGCGCAGGGGATTGCCGGATTGGCGCAGTGGTTCTCGGGCCTGCCCGCTCCGCTGCAGAACATCGTGGCAATTATGGGTGGCCTGACTGCAGCGTTCATTGTGCTGGCGCCTGCGATTACGGCATTGGTTTCAGTGCTGACGCTGGTGGGCCCATTGTTCACGGGCATCGCTGCTGCACTGGTCAGTATCCCCGCCTTGATCGCCGGCTGGGCTGGTGCGATCGCACCGTTGATGGCGGCATTGGCTCCGCTCGGCCAGCTGCTGCTGGCGATCTTTAGCGGCCCCGTGGGTTGGGTGGCGTTGCTGGTGGCTGCTGGCGTGGCGCTGTACGCCTTCCGTGATCAGATCGCACAGGCGTTTGCTGCTATCGGCCAAGTGCTGCAGCAGGCTGCGGCTGGCTTCAAGATCGTGTTCATCGATCCGGTCGCCAATGCACTCAAGGCAATGGTGGATGGCATCAAATCGCTGTTCTCTAGCCTGGCTCAGGCACTGGCGGCACCCTTCACCGCCGCGGCCAACATGATCAAGGGCGTGGTCAACGGCATCATCGGCGGCATTGAGCGTGGCATCAACGGGGCCATTTCGGCGCTCAACCGCATGATCGCTGGTGCCAATGCTGCGCTATCGCGGCTTCGGTTGCCAAGCATCCCGACTATCCCCACCGTTACGTTGCCTCGTTTCGCTGAGGGTGGTGTAGTTAGCGGCCCGACCGTGGCAATGGTCGGTGAGGGCGGCGAGCCGGAATACATCGTGCCGCAGTCCAAGGCTGCAGGATTTGCCGCCAACTGGATGGCCGGCCGCCGTGGCGCTGCCGCGATTCCGCGCTTCGCTGAGGGTGGTGTGGTGATGCCTAGCACTGCCCAGGTGAGCATCCAGACCGGGCCTGTCACGCAGATGAATGGCACCAACTATGTCACCACGCAGGATCTTGGCCGCGCCGTGCAGTTCGGCGTGCAGCAAACGCTGGATCTGATCCGCAATGACATCGGCGTGCGCGGCTCGCTGGGGATGGGCTGATGGCTGCTTACGACATCATGTGCTTTTTGGAGTATTACTCCGACCGCACCAACGTTGAATCGGGCGGCCTGCGTACACCAACAAGGCAGTGGCAGAACTTTTACCAAGAGGCGCAGACGTTAAGCGTTGATGCCAATGTGGCAGGTACTTATGCTTATTTGGCGTTTGATGTGAATGGCTTTGGCTCGACAGCCGCGGCCAGCATCAACGATCTGAGCATCAATGCTGCTGCGACCGCTGACTTGGTGGACATCACCGATGCAGCCATTGCAGCCGACAACCTCGTGATCGCGTCGCTCTACATCCAAGATGCAGGCGAGGATTCCTTCGATGGCGCCAGCGCGCAGCTGATCAGCCGCTACATCGGCAGCATTGAAGGTGCCAGCTTGAGTGATCAGGAAATCAACTGGAAAGTCAACCCTGCGATTAACAAGCTGAAATCTCAAGTGCCGACTCGTAAAATCACGGCAGACATGGTGACCAGGCAGCAAGGGCAATGACAGAAGCCATCCTTGCCACTGGGATCACTGCCACCTGCGCCGATGGTTCGGTGCATGACGATGTGATCATGCGCCTAGTAGATGGGCGGGTCGTTTATCAAACGCCAGATAGCGAACATCTTTGCGGTGACTGCTGTGTAAAGCTGCTTGATAATGCTCGTTTTGTTGCACCGCCTGGCTTGATTGCTCAGGCGATTGAGCAATATCGCAAACAGGAGGCTGGGTGATGGCAAAGCCACCATTGACACCAGAAGAAGCACGATTCCAGCTGCGGGCTGAAAGCCCTGGCCAAGGCGAACCACGAATGGATGGCACCCGCCCTGGCGAAACAAGAGTTTTGTTTGCAAATGTTGGTGGATTTATCTACAACAGATCAGAGATCCTAGAAGCTGCATCTCGTTCAACACCAGAACCAGCTGCTCAAGTCGGCAATAGCTCATCCCGCAGTGATGCTGCAATCGAGAAAAGCAAGAAGCCGCAGACCGAGATTGCAAAGCAGCAGGTAGTTTCACAGGCTGGCGATACGGTGCCGATTGTGTTCTGCAAGCGCAGCGGTGGCATCGGCGGAACATGGGTACAGCCGCCGTTGGTGAAGACTGGCTCGATTGATTTTGTCGGGCAGTTTTTGTATGCCATCAGCCAAGGGCAAATGGTGAGCAGCCCAGTGAAGCACTACGCCTGGGTGGGCTCGAACAACATCAAGTTCCTAGCCAATAGCGCATCCATCACGCTCACGCACTACTACTCCTCCGCTGCAGCGATGGAGGCGACACCCAATGCCTGCCCGATCACAAGCGGCAAAATCTTTTGTGATCTGAACTCGTACTCCTATCTGCAACCACTTTGGGGTACTGGTGGCTATACCGAGCGCGAGGCTGATTACAGCCAGTTTTACGGCGCAGTTAGCGTCATTACCCGTGGCAGTGGCGATACAACGAACTCGGTCATCAGTATTCCAAACGCAAGCCTTGGCGTTTATGACAACAAAACCGGCAGTGACGTCACTTCAACTTATTGGTCTTATTTAGGCATCAATCCGGCATCAACTACCACGGTCCTTAATGCAGTCCTTGGTGGTGGTGGCGCTATCATCGGCGGCAACGCAGTCGGAACTATTGAGCGTTTTCCAACCACAGGTTGGACTGCCCCTGATCCAAACTATTTCACGAATTTCGGCGCGACGGGTCCGGTCACTTACGTCTACGGCAGCGGCACGCTAAACAATCAAATCAACCCCGCCAATCCAGCAAGCACTGGCACCCTGACTGGTATTCAATACGAGATCCAACTCAGCCCATACGCAGATCCGGCCGCTCCGCCAAGCACTGCTGATTACACAACTTTTGCCGACATCACGTTCCTGCAGATCACAGGCAACATCTACGATCCGCCCGATTCCGGTTCTTACCCAACGACCACGCGGCAAATCTCGCTGTTCTACGAAAACGGCACCACCGTTGATCTTTACAGCGGCGGGTTAGTCAGCGGCGTTTATGCCACAGGTGCTAGCAATCAGTTTGTTGACCTGGCGATGTACCTGTTCACGCTGATGAAGCGTGCCAGCGGTGCTAGTACCAATGCGTTGGCTGCGCCGATTGACGTGAGCAACCTGCAGACACTGGCGACGTTCTGCACTAACACCGGCCTGTTCTTCAACGGCATCATCGAGCAGTCGGTCAATACGATCGACTACATCAGCAAGACTGCGCCATATTTCCTACTGTCATTTGTCTCAAGCAATGGCCGCTACAGCCTGCAGCCGCTGCTGCCGCTGAACGCCAGCAATGGAATCAAGGTAACGGCACTTACGCCTGCGTTCACCTTCACCGAAGACGACATCCTGCCTGGAAGCTTTCAGAAGGAATACATCGACGCTGATCAGCGCCGTGCTGTGAACATCTCCTTGGTATGGCGTGAGGCTGATCCGTTGACCATCGGCATCCAGCGGACAACCACTGTGCGGTATCCAGGCACTGATGCCAACGCACCGACGCAGCAGTACGACATGACGGACTTCTGCACCTCAGCTGCTCATGCCACCATCTATGGCAAGTATGAGCTGGCACGGCGGAAGTATTCAGTTCACACGATCAGCTTCTCGACGGCTCTGCTGACCACCAGCTTGATCCCCACGCAGATCATCAAAGTGCAGCGTCAGCGGATTGATAGCCGCGGCGATAACCGCACCGAAATTGAGTGGTATCAAGTGACCAGCGTGAAGCACAGCAGCGCAGGCATCACCAGCATCAGCGCCAGCCAGTTTCCAGTCGATGGCAGCGACATTGCCAGAATCAGCAATGAAGTGGTGAACGGTACGTTTGAGGTGATCTGATGGCAACCTTTCCAAGCCTTGAACCTGCCAGCCGTCAGATCAGCTTCGGTGATTACCCGCAGTTGGTCTACACCGGCACCAGCGGCGTCACGGTCAGATTCCTGCAAGGCACGGATCGAGTGAATCAGCTGCTCAAGCTGGGCTTCACCTATTTGAGCGAGACGCAGATGTACCTGATCCTTGATCACTACAACGGCCAGGAGGGGACGCTGTTGCCATTCGATCTGCCCGCTCAAGTCTGGGCAGGCTTCACCACTGCGCCGATTGGCGTTGAATATGAGTGGCGCTATGCCAGCGAGATCAGCATTGATCAGGCGGCGCCGCTCACCTACAACGTGGATGTGGAGCTGATCTCGGTGATTGCGCCATGACATATCCGGCACTGATCCCATCAACGCGGGTCTTCAGCCCCGGCAACACGCCACAAACGCGGCAGACCTCGCTCAGTGGCATGAGCGATGGGTTCAGGCGCGGCAATCGGCGCATCGGCCAAATGCTGCAGCTGAACTACCTGAACCTGGTCGAGGCTGATTTCCTGCTGCTCAAAGCGCATTACATCGACCGACAGGGCACCTACGACATCTTTTTCCTGTCGACCGAGACATGGAACGGCATGGCAACACCGCCGGTGCCGCTGCTGTCGGATTACGCCTGGAAATACAGCGCACCGCTGGTGGTCAGTCACGCATCCTGCGGCCGGTACAACGTCGAGGTGCAGCTTGAAACGCAACCGATTGATCTGAGTGATCTGATCATTGATGGCGGACTGGCTGGCGCAACACCAGTCAGGGACTATATTGTCGATGGTGGCCTTGCCGCAGCTACGCCAGTTCGCACCTATGTGATCAGCCCTGGAGGCGCCGCATGAGCATCACCCTCTCAGCACTGCAGAAGCAGCGGCGTGATACGGCTGCTAACTGGACGACGCAGAACCCTACGCTGCTGGCGGGTGAACTTGGTTACGAGTCTGATACTGGCTACTGGAAAGTCGGTGATGGCACCACCGCATGGACTTCCCTTGCATATATCCCCGGCTCCAAGCTCAGCGCCTATCCGCTGGTCAACGTTGATATCGCCAGCAATGCAGAGATCGCTGTTAGCAAGCTAGCTGATGGCACCGCACGGCAACTGCTGCAGACCGATGCTGCCGGCACTGGCGTTGAGTGGGCCAGCAACATTGATGTGCCCGGCACGCTGGATGTAACCGGCGCCGCGACGTTTGATGCTGCTGTCACGATTCAAGGCGATCTGACGGTCAACGGCACGACCACCACGATCGACACGCAGCACCTGATCGTTGAAGACAAGAATGTCGTTATTGGTCAAGTCACCACCCCAACTGATGTAACGGCTGACGGCGGCGGCATCACGCTCAAGGGCACCACCGATAAGACCATCAACTGGGTGGATGCGACCGATGCGTGGACGTTCAGCGAGCACGTCAACCTCGCAAGCGGCAAGGCGTATTACATCAACGGCACGCAGGTGCTCAGCGGCAGCGCCTTGGGTAGTGGCGTCACGGGTAGCAGCCTGACCAGTGTTGGCACCATCGGCACCGGCGTGTGGCAGGGCACCACGGTTGCAACGGGTTACGGTGGCACTGGCATTGCAGGCAGCTACACAGACGGCCAGCTCCTGATCGGTAAGACCGATGGCACACTGGCCAAAGCAACGCTCACAGCTGGCAGCAACGTCAGCATCACTAACGGCGATGGCAGCATCAGCATTGCCAGCACAGATACGACTTACACCGCAGGCGATGGCCTGGATCTGGTCGGCACCACGTTCTCCGCTGACCTGAAGGCCAATGGCGGCCTGGTGATCGAATCAACGGAGCTGGCAGTCGATCTGGGCGCTAGCAGCATCACCGGCACGCTTGGCGTCGCAGATGGCGGCACGGGCCAAACCACCTACACCGATGGTCAGCTGCTGATCGGCAACAGCACCGGCAACACGCTTGCCAAATCGACGCTGACAGCTGGTAGTGGCATCAGCATCACCAACGGATCAGGCAGCATCACGATTGCGTCCACGGTGAGCGGTGGCCTGCCGACTACAGGTGGCACGCTGACTGGCGACCTGCTGATGGATAACCAGACCGATGTGCGGTTTGGCGAAGCCACGGCGAATGGCACCAACTGGGTGGCCTTCCAAGGCCCGGCAAGCATCGCGGCGAATGTCACTTGGACCCTGCCTAACGCTGATGCCACGGTTTCAGGCCATGCACTTAAGAGTGACGGCGCCGGCAACTTGAGCTGGGGCACTGCAGGTGGGGCCACTGGCGGAGGCACGGATGATGTGTTCTACGAGAACGCTCAAACTGTCACCACCAATTACACTTTGACTACCAACAAAAACGCCATGAGCGCAGGACCGATCACGATTAACTCGGGGGTGACGGTGACTGTTCCGTCAGGCGCCTCTTGGGTGGTGGTGTAAGTCATGGCAATCACGATTAACGGCACTGGTTCAATCACCGGCATCAGCGCAGGCGGATTGCCCGATGGCGTGATCACCACGGATGACATTGCGGCCTCTGCCATCACACGCGCCAAGATGGGTTATGCAGGGGCGATTTTGCAGGTGGTGCAGACGGTTAAAACTGACACGTTTAGTAGGACGAGTAGCAGTTCAGACTTTGGTGACATTACTGGGCTAAGCGTTTCTATTACGCCTACATCTACCGCCAATAAAATTTTAATTTTTGCTTCCGTCAGTTGCTCAAACGGAACTGCAGGCAACCGACTTGGAATCAGATTGGCCGTGAATAGCAGTGCAATTACGGCTATTACTGGTGACGCTTCCGGTACAAGAACGCGAGCCACCTCCGCAATGTGGGCAAACACCGCGGTGAATGATCTTTCTCACTTAACACTCCAATATCTTCACTCTCCAAGTTCGACCTCCGCGCAATCTTATTCAGTACAAGGAAGCGCTGAGGGCAGCAGTGTTTTCTGGTGCAATCGGTCAGGAGGTAATGCTGACAGCAACGGCGTTTATGTTGGGGCTTCATCTATAACTGTCATGGAGGTAGCAGGATGACCCTCAACCACGAAGCTATCTACAAGGCTTATCCGCAGGTCGTCACCATTGACGACGGCACTGGAGCCTTCGACGCAGACGGTAACCCCGTCACCCTTGACCAGGCTTTGGTTGACGCAGCTGCAGTTGTTGTCGCCCAAGAGCAGGCACTGGCCACCGCTCAACGCAACCGTTCTGCCGCCTACGCCGCCGAGTCTGACCCGTTGTTCTTCAAGGCACAGGCGGGCGAAGTTGACCAGGCCGAGTGGCTTGCCAAGCGCGAAGAAATCCGTGCTCGTTTTCCCTATCCCACGGAGGTGACCCCATGAGCATCAGACTAAACGGCAGCACATCGGGCTACACCGAGATCGACGCTCCGGCGGTGGCTGGGTCGAACACCATCGTCCTGCCCAGTGGCAACGGCAGCGCCAACCAACTCCTAAAAAACGGCTCCACCGCTGGCAGCCTTGAGTTCAGCAGCAGCGTCTACATCGACAGCTCACAGCGCCTGTTAGTTGGCACGTCTTCTAGCCGTAGCGGATGGTATAACAATTCATCGTGGGGTAACCCAACTCTGCAAATTGAAGGTACGAGTGTTTTTAGCACTGGCATTTCAGCCGTTCTTAACAGCAACGACGATAACTACCCATCTTTAATTTTAGGCAAATCTCGCTCGACAAGCGTAGGTGGCGTTACTGCAGTCAGCAGCGGTGATGAACTTGGAAGAATCAGTTTCCAAGGCGCTGATGGCACTGAACTTGTTGCTGGTGCATATATTTCTGCTTTTGTCGATGGCACCAGCGGAGCGAATGATCTTCCGACAAGATTAGTGTTCTCCACTACCGCCGATGGAGCGAGCAGTCCGACGGAGCGGATGAGGGTCAACAATAAAGGAACTTCTGCATTTGCTACAACAGATACAGGTTTAGGTGGCAACGCCACTGCAATCTTTGCTCATATCCCGGCGGCATCCGGTTCGGCAAATCAGCAACCCATTGTTGTCTGGAACAGCGGCACAGCAGGCACGCGCTACATGATGTCATTTGGCGATGGTGCCACTTATACAGAGCGTGGTTACATAACTTGGAATGGCACTACAATGGCGCTTTCCAATGCATCAGATGAGAGGCTTAAAAAGAACATTGTTGCCGCTCCATCTGCCTCTATCCAGCTACAGCAAATACAGGTTCGCAGCTTCGACTTTATTGAAGATGATGCGCATGTTAAGTATGGTTTTGTTGCACAGGAGCTAAACGAAATTGCGCCAGAAGCCGTAGTTGTAGGAGAAGACAACGAAGATGGCACTGTCAATAAATACTGGGGCGTTAGCAACGCCAATCTTGTCCCCATGTTGACAAAGGCGCTTCAGGAAGCATTGACTGAAATCGAGACGCTTAAAGCCAAAGTTGCAGCCCTTGAGGTCAACTAGTCCTACTCACTAATGCCATGAACTACACAATTCCCGACGACTACCCCGCCGCCCTGGAGGTGACCCCATGAGCACGCTCAAGACCACCAACCTTCAACACGCCTCAGCGGCCTCGCCCGCCATCGTGCTGGCATCAGACGGCACCGCCACCGCGCAGCTCAGCAGCCTTAACGGTGGACCGCTTGCTGGATCGCGTAACCGCATCATCAACGGCGAAATGAGGATCGACCAGCGCAATGCTGGGGCGAGTGTGACTACTAATAGCGCCAACCGCACTTATGGCGTTGATCGCTGGTACGGCTTTGGACAAGCATCAGATGGCGTTTTTACTATTGCTCAATCCACTACTGCGCCTGCAGGGTTTGTTAATTCAACTTTAATTACTGTTACCACCGCAGATACTTCGATTGGCGCAACGCAGGAATACCTGTTTGGGCAGATGGTCGAAGGGTTCAATGTTTCCGATCTGGGATTTGGATCAGCAAGTGCCAAGGCGATTACGCTTTCTTTCTGGATCCGCTCTAGCGTCACAGGTACATTCGGTGGAGTACTTGCCAACAGTGGAAGGGATAGATCTTATCCGTTCACTTTTGCAATTAATTCGGCAAATACTTGGGAGCAAAAAACTGTAACTGTTGCTGGAGACACAACGGGAACGTGGGCAACGGATAACGGCACTGGCTTCAGAGTTGATTTTTCACTCGGCGCTGGATCTTCTTATCTTGCTTCGGCAGGGGCTTGGACAACTACAGCGGCTCGCGGTGCAACCGGGCAGACCAACCTCATCGGCACCAACGGCGCCACCTTCTACATCACCGGCGTGCAACTTGAAGCCGGCAGCGTCGCCACCCCGTTTGAGCGCAGGAGCTACGGGCAAGAGCTGGCGTTGTGTCAGAGGTATTACGAGAAGTCGTATGACATGGGGACAACACCCGGAACTGGCACAGCTACTGGAGGCTGGATAGTTACTTCCGCATCAAGTAGTAGCTACGAAATGATTCAGTATTCACAAAAGCGAGCAACACCCTCGGTCACTGTGTATAGCTCCTTTGACGGCGCGAGTGGTAATGTTGTTGAATTTGCTACAAATACAAACAAAGCCGCCACGGTTGATTCTATTGGCGAAACAGCCTCGCGTGTGCGTTGGACTGGGAATGATGGCAACCGAACTGGCTGTCATTGGGTATCCTCTGCGGAGCTTTGACGATGACTTATCAACTTGTTCGCAACATAGACAATGGTGAAGTTGGGGCAATTTGCCGCCTCGCGGACAGCGCCTTCATCCCACCCGACCCCGCCAACACCGACTACCAGGCGTACCTTGCTTGGCTGGAAGCCGGCAACACCCCCGAGCCTGCACCCGAGCCCGAGCCCGTCCCCGAGCTGACGCCTGCTGAAAAGCTGGCCGCTAGTGGGCTGACGGTGGAGGAGCTGAAGGAGTTGCTGGGGCTGAGCTGATGGCGGTCAAATCCAAGACCGGCACCGCTCGCATCGAGCACCAGCCCGGTCCACCGAAAACTACAAAGGCTGGCTTTGGCCAACATTCTCGGCCTCGCCGTCGCGGGAAAAAGCCTTTAAGGGGTCAAGGCAAATAGGAGAGAAGCTGCCGTATAGCAAGCGTTCAGCGACATCCCTTGCCGCAATGGCTTCCTCTTTGGTTCCATAAGAGCCGAGATGAAGCGCCTTGCCAGAGAGAAAAACAGTCGCTTTCCAATATGGGATGCCCCCTACTATTACGTAGTGGACGCCATGCCGGCCTGATTTGTTATTGGCTCGCAGCCGCCGGACATTGCGCATGTTTTCAGTCTGACTGGCGATGCGTAAGTTAGTCGGACTATTGTTGGACGGATCGCCGTCTATATGATCAATAAAATGGTTGCCGGGATCTTCCCCATGCGCAAGCAGGTAGACCACTCGATGGGCAAGCATTTTGTGATTGCCCTTTCGGACCTCAATGTAGCCGTCGGGACGTCGATATCCTGCTCGCTTCCCAATCAAGTCGGGGAAATAGCAATCTCTCCAAACAAGGTCGGACCCTTTAATGTCGAACCAAGCCTGCAGTTCAGCCAATGGCGGGAGCGGTTTGATTTGCTTCATTTGTTGACCCTAGCACATGGCAGAGCGGCGGGCGGCGACGACGTGGCTTTTTATGCAGAGCAGGGGCGGTAATGGACCGGGACACGCTTGAAAACTGGCGCAAGATCCGCGACCACATGGAGCGCGTCGGGAAGACCGACAACCACTACTACCGCCGAGCTGTAGTCATCCTGCAGGGGAGGCCGGACCCCTTCGATCGCTACGATGGATTTGACGCAGGTCGGCGCAGCGATGGCTGAAGAACCTCAGAGCGTAGGTGGCGTCTTCTCCGCCTCGCTGCCTACCGTCTTGGCTACTGGCATGGTCGCTATTGGTGGCCTGCTGATCTCCATGCAGATCCAGTCCGCACGGATCGAGGCCACGGTGGTCCAGATGGCCAAATCAATCGAAGAACTGAAGAACGATGCCCGCACCGAACTGGCCGACTTAGACAAGCGTGTGCGCGCACTTGAGCTTCAGCAGTAACTTAGGGATTCAGGCACTAACACCATGACCCCTGAAACCATTGCGATCATCGCGATCATCATTGCCGCTGGCTCTGAGATCATCGCCATCACCCCGCTGAAGTCCAACAGCTGGATCCAGCTCCTCCTCCAAGCGCTGCGTCTGATGTTTCCTAAGCGTCGCTGACATGGCCAACACGGCACCGATCACGCTGCAGGCTCTGTTTAGGTACTACAAGGCACTCCCCCATCAGGCCGCGGCAATCAGCCTGCTAGAGCAGGATCTGGCTGCCAATGGTTACCAGCAGGCAATGCGGCGTGATCGGCCGTGGTTCGAGGCATGGTCACAGGATGGTAAGCAGATCGACCTATCGGCTGGCATCAACCTGATCAAGCAGTTTGAGGGCGTTCACCTCTCCGCCTACCCTGATCCGCTCAGCGGTGGTGATCCATGGACAATCGGCTATGGCACCACCCGCTACAGCGGCGGCGTGCCTGTCAAGCGTGGCGACAAGATCAACATGATCGAAGCCGATATGATGCTCCGCCTTGAGGTGGATCGCATCGCCGACAAGCTGGCCAGCACCATCCCACACTGGAAGGTGATGGACGATAACCAGCGGTCGGCGCTGGTGAGCTTTGCCTACAACCTCGGTGCCAACTTCTACGGCACACCAGGCTTCGAGACGATCAGCAAGGTGCTGCGCGAGCAGGCATGGGACAAGGTGCCTGCCGCCATGGAGCTGTACCGCAATCCTGGCACCAACGTCGAGGCTGGTCTGTTGCGGCGCCGTAAGGCAGAAGGCGAGCTATGGGGTGATCATCGCCCGAAGGTGCAGCAGGAGCCAGCCAGGCTGACCCCAGACTCATCGTTCAGCGCGCGCGTCACGCCGCACATCAGACTGGGTGAGTTCGCGCTCGACCAAGAGGCCAGGCGCTTCCGGCATCAATATCAGATCGACACTGCAGCGGAGCTGGCGGCGTTCCTTGAGCGGGTGCGGCAACGGTTCGGCGGTAAGAGCGTGATCATCACCTCGGGCTTCAGGCCAGCTGCAATCAACGCATCAGTCGGTGGTGCCACCAACAGCGAACACCTCTACTCAGCCCCTGGCGTCGGTGCGGTGGACTTCGTGGTCGATGGTGCCGACATGAAAGCTGTCGAGAAGTGGTGCGATGAAAATTGGCCATTCAGCCTCGGCTACGCTGCACCGGCCTTCATCCATCTCGGGCGGCGTGCTGATGGGCAGCGGCGCCGCTGGGATTACGCCTGATGCTCTTACCTGATCACGAGATCCGCCGGCTATGCCAGCAGCACGGCATGGTATCGCCTTACCGCGAGGAGCTGCTAAACCCAGCCAGTCTCGACGTGCGTCTAGGTGATCGCATTATGATCGAGCAGGAGGATGGTCCCGACCTGCAGATCGTTGGACTCTGTGAATACAGCCGCGAGAATCCGTTTCTAATTCACCCCGGTGAGTGGTTCCTGGCTGAAACGCAGGAAATCTTCCACCTGCCCGATCATGTCGGTGCGCAGTTCGTACTCAAGTCGAGTCGCGCTCGGGAAGGATGGGACCATGCCGAAGCCGGGTGGTTCGATCCGGGCTACTGCGGCCGCCCCACCCTAGAGTTGCGCAACAACAGGCAGCATTGTTCGTTGCCGATGTGGCCGGGCATGTTGATCGGCCAATGCAAGTTCCTGTTGGTCAGCGGCACACCGGAGCGTTCTTATGCGCTTACTGGCCGGTATCAGCACGATCTAGCTGTCACCAGCAGTAAGGGCTAGCTCCGCCCGCAGACGGTGAATCTTGGCCGGTGCTTCAGCTGGGTCATCCATCGGGATCATCGTGTAATCGTCGCAGCCATGCTGCTCCGCGAAGGTGGTGGCAGCGATGTGAGTGGTGAACGGTCCGATGTGCCACGGACCGATGCGGAGGGCGTAGTTCATGGCACGAGCCTAACCTGCATCCGCTGTCACGCTCGCTACCGTTAAGCCAGCCGGGGCTGCTGCCCATGCGGGCCTTCATCGTGGAGATCACCGCCAAGCTGGTGGTGCGCTCCGAAACCGATCCAGAGGAGCTGCCGGCTGATATTTACGCACACATCGCTGAGTTCCTACCCAGCGATGAAGACATCCTCGACCTAGAGGTCAACGCCGTTCCCCTGCCGGTCGATCTCAGTGGATCAAACCCACATTGATGAGACGCGCCTGGTCACCCGGCGCTCCGCCCGTGATCAGATCCACCTTGCTTGGAATTGGGAGTGCGCCTACTGCGGCGATCCGCTTGGCCGTAGCCCCACCCTTGACCATGTGGTGCCGAAGGTCCACGGTGGCCTGACCGTCCGTGAAAACCTTGTGAGTTGTTGCCTGATGTGCAACAGCCAGAAAGGCCACAAGCCGGTCTTCGAGTGGTATCGCCAGCAGCCGTTCTGGTCCGCCAGCCGCGAATGGGCCATTGCTCAGTGGCTCAACCAGGCCGCAGCATCTGATTAAGGTATATCTCCGCCTGAAACCAGTCACTTGAATATCGGCACACGCCACCGACGCAGCTGCGGTAATACACCTCGCCCTTCTCCGCTGGCAGCAGTGTCTCGATATAACCGCCGTCGCGGTCATCTCGGCTGATCACTTCAGGTCCAAGCATTGCCGTGCCTCCTCATGATGAATCCATGTTTTGAGGTCGCGCACATAATCGCGCAACAATTCAGCCTGCCGCAGGTGAAATGGGTCGCGGCTGACAAACCACAGCGTGTTGTGGCGGTCAACAGCTTGCAGCGCCTGATGGATCAGCGGGCACCAGTCAGCCCGCACAGGCGTGTTCCATTCGCGCTTTGACACGGCACCAGATCGGCCTCTATCAGTCTGGCGAATCCAATGCTCGATCAAACATCTCACATACCACTGCGTAGCGTCCGCCACTACGTTTGGCTTCAGGGATCATCAGCTCACATCGCTGTGTTGTCATCTCCCACTGTTGGCAATCCCAACACATCACCGGCGCGGTTGGTGGCCTGATGCTTGCAATGGCAATGGCAAATATCTCATTGGCACATTGCAATGCCTCCTGCAGCTGGATGGTCTTGGTATCAATCTCGACCTGGTGCTCGGGCTTCGGTCCAAGGATTACCCGAGCGTGCCAAGTTCGATCAGCACGGTCGCAGACCAGCAACAAGCGGCCGCCGTGCAGTCTGATCATTCATCCTCGCCGTAACTCGGCTGGTGATACAGCCGTTCTAGCTGCATCGTCACTGGCTCATCGGCATCCGTAATGTCAATGGGATCAGTCTGATCTCGCACGACAAACACCAGCCGCGAGCCATGGGGCTTGAGCACCAGTAGGCCAATGCGATCACTGCGGCACAGGATCCGCAGCGCCTGACGCTCAAGCCAATTCAGCCGGAGATGTTCGAGCATGACTCCATCTTGGCAATTAGTCGTTGCAGATACCACTCCGCTTTGCGTGCATCTTCCAATGCGTCTCCTTTGAGCCACATGCGAATCATGTATTTGAGCGCCTGGCCTTGCAAGTAAGCCGGAACCATGTGCGGCGCATCGCTGATTACAGCTTCAATGAAGTCGATCGCCTCGACGGTGCCCGCTTGGTAGTGCGGCGGGTGGTTGACCGGATCAGGCACGGGGAGGCGCTCCTCGCTTGGGTAGACGTTCAAGGTCGGCCGCCATCTCTGCAGCAGCGCGCAGCATGGTGCTGAGCGGGATACCACTGATCGAGCGGTCTGCCATCCAACGGATAGCAAGGCGGTAGCCGTGGCTGGCGTTGCCGTTGCCGATACGCCGGGCTAATGCGATCTCCTCGTCCGTCACGCGGATGTTCAGCGTGCGGTTGCGGATCCTGGCGGCTATGACCATTTGGCCCCCAGCAAATGCTGCCGGCATACTTCGATCGCTTGCTGCGCCTGCTTCTCGGTCAGCACTGATTCGGTCAAATCCATGGCCTTGACCACCTTCGCGAACAGCTCCGGGTAATAGGTGTTGCGGAAGTTCGCGGCGATGTCGCGGGCGAACTCCTCCCATAGGCCGGTGTAGGTGCCGCATGTGCGACCGCTGGCCCGGTACAGCGCCTCGATCATTTCGTGGCGTTGATCGTCCAAGAAGGTGGCTTTCATTCGTTGAGGTACTGGCGGAGATGAAGCAGCTCAGCACAAAGCTGGTCGCGGTTCTTGATGCCGGTGATGCCCCGTAGCTGATCAATGCGGATGTCGATCAACAATCGGAGACGATCACGCTCTGACGCTTGGCCAGCCTTGAAGGTGTTGCTGCCCTCAAGCAGGCTATAGAGGCGGGCGCGTGCTGCGGCCGAATTAGGCATGGACATTGGGATCAGTAACGGATTCAGGGTTGAGCCATTCGATCTGATTCCACCAAGGGAGCCATGTGTCGGCGGCGATCAGCTTGGCCTCCGTCAGGCTGTGCGCCTGCACGCACTCGACCACGTTGGCGGCCTTGATCGTGAAGTAAAAGCGGCGGGGGAAAGTCATAGAAACTGCTCCACTATCTTCCGAATTACTCCTTTTTGTCTAATCCAATCAGTGCCCACATTATCAAGCATTTCTTGCACAAACAATTCGTGCATTGCATCTTGAATTGCCTTTCTTTCTTTCAGGGTCAGCGAAACGCCAATCAAATCATGCAGTTCAAACAAGGCTTTTTGTAGATCCGAATATGTAGGCCGGCTCACTTGCGCACCTCCACATAGGCTTGGTTGCCACTGTGGGTGGCGCTGGACTGGCTGCCTGCCTCGATGCCGATCATGGCGAACACGGCGGCGACGACCAGAAGGCAGATGGCGTTGTTGATGCGGGTGATCATGGCGGTGATGAGATAGGTGGATGGGAGCCCCGGAGGGCTCAGACGATTGCAACAAGGCGATCCTTGCCCATGCGCTTTTCCCAGATGCTGCCGTCCTTGTTGGCGAATTGAGCAATCACTTGTGCTTTGGTTTCTTTGGCAAAGCCCACGAAGGTGTGGGTGTAGCCGAAGTTCCAGATGGTCACGTCGCCGGCTTGCAGCTGGCCAGCGGGCTTGCCGTTGCAGCGGCCGACGGACTGGATTTGGACGGTAGCGGTGGTCATGGCTTGGAGTGCGGTGGAGGCGTTTCCCTCCGATGCACTAATCATGCCCCACATCCGGGGCACATGCCAACCCCGTGTGACAGTTCTTCACACGGCCTCGGTGCCCACCGCGATCTCCACCGGCACCCGCAGCACTGGCTTGCTCTGGCCCTTGGCGCCAAACCGTTCCCAGCCGACCACTGCCGTATGGACCGGCAGCTCGATCGTGTACCACACATGCTTGCAGCTATCGCATTTGCGTTTCCTGGTCACCCGGTCAACCTCGTGCCCGTTGGTCGCAATGGCCAAGATCCGGCCGCTGCCGCATTTGGGACAGTTCACAGTGCCGCTATCGTGCTGGTGTACCCCACTGGTCTAGCACAATGCAGTTCGGTGAGTGGATGCTGGTCGAGGTTTCACCAGAACAGCAATTCGAGCTAGAAAAACAAGCCCGCACCCTGCTCTCAAGCCCGGATGCAGGCATCATGGCGGCTGCTCTCCTCAAGCAAGCTCACTACCAGCAGCAGCTCCTTCAGCAGGCGGTCAATGAGATCGCCCGCCTCGAGCTGGAGCTGATGTAGCTCAGAACATGTCGTCGCTGGTGTCGATGTTCAGCACCACGCCATCGGTGGCCGTAGCCAGCTTCTGCGCAGCACTGCCAGGATCCACCCAGTCCCGCGGCGGTTGCGCCACCGCGCTCACATAGGCCAGCCCCTTCTGGCTGGTCTTCTTCCAGCCGCTGATCGGCACCTGGACGCTGCCGTACTGATCCGGCGTCTGGCTCATCACAAAGCGGCAGAGCGCATCCAGCTCCTCAACTTTGATGTTCATCATCCCCGTGAAGTCCACCTTGCTATCAGGCTTGGTCGACTTGAAGATGCTCAGATTCAACTTGAAGCTCATGATTGTTCGTTGGTAGTGGTGTTGGCCTGTTCGTATTGCTCCACCCCGGCCAATGGGTAGAGCACGAAGCCCGGCGTGCGGAAATATGCCGGACCTTTGCCTGCCTTGCGCCAGCGCATCAGCGTGTCAGGGTGCAACCCCCAACGCTGCGCAAGCTGGGTGGCAGTCAGGTATTCAGAAGAGTTCATCGCTCTCAGGTTCAGGTTCAGGTGCCGGCTCGGGGATGGCAGCGTTGAGATCAGCAACCTGATCGCTTACGGTTACCGGCTCAATGTCGACCACCTCCTCCTGCGTCTGGATGCCAACCAGCAGCTCGGGGATGTAAAGCCGACCCCAGAAGGCCGCGGCCCGGTAGCGGATCATTAGCTCAGGCATCGTCGCCCACTTGGAGCCCGATTTCGTGGACCAGCCTTCTTTCCGGGCCATGGTCATGCTCACGGTCGGACCCTTGAGATCCTTCCCGCTGCTCAGCTCGGTAGCCACGCAGTAGCAGGCCAGGCTTTCGCCCGTGCCGCTCATCTCATACCGGAGCGGACTAAAGCGCCCGCAGCCGTTAATCAGGCCGATGATGAACTGGCTGGACCAGCTTGGACGGCCATGAATGATGTGCAGGTTCTGCATCACCTGAAACGGGCTCATCCGCATCCGATTTGCGATCTCAAGCGCGACCAAGCAGTTGGCGAACCCCTGCTGGCCTTGAAACTGCGGCGGGATCAGCGTGCTGCTGGCCAGTGCCTTGGCGATCCGTTGGGCGTCCTCGAAGGCCTGAATCCCCGAGAAGACGGAGCCCGCGGGCTGGGTAGTGGTGAGTGCTGTGCTGTCAGTCATCAATACATCTCGATTTCAGTGGTCTGTGTGGCGGCCTCGCCGGTCATCCATGCCGGCAGGCTGATCGGTTCGATCCGATCGCTGTAGGCAGGCCAGTGGCCTGATGCCTTGCACTCCGCCAGCGTCTGCAGGTCGCGCATGGCGATCTCGTAGCCGCGCTCGATCATCTGCTCATCAGCGGCATAGACACCAACCGCGAACGGTGGTTTCTTCTCCACTGCGATAAAGATGAACGCTGCAGGCTTCATGCCAGTGGCAGCTTCCAAGCCCGCGGTGTACCACCCGGCCTGACAGTGGTATCTCCATTTAGCGATGCTGCGCCGGAACTCCCGAGGGCTCGCATCCTCGGTGGTTTTAAGATCGACCATAATGCCGTGCTTGGTCAGCCAGTCCGGCCGGCACTTGCACTGCAGCCCGGTGGTCGGCTCCGTCCACATGTGCGTGGTCTCGGCCTCGCCATCCATGTTCAGCAGCATCGCTGCAGCCGGATGGCTCAGCACGGCACGGCCCATGTGCATGACAAGATCGGCATCCTCACGGCTCAGCACGGTCTTGCCGTTGGCCTCAGCCTCAAACGCTGCCCATGCTTCCTTTCCTGCCTTGGTGCGGCGGTCAAGGCCATCAGGCGCGATGGCATACTCGGCATCCCATTTGTGCAGTTCGAGCACATGGGTGTGAACTGCGCTGCCGATGCGCATGGCTGGCGTCGGCTCGGGGATGACCCGCTTCGGGTCGATGTAGCGCGCCCAGTAGTGCAACGGGGATCGCGCGATGAGATCCAAATGCGACTTTGAGATCGCAGGGTGCGCGTGGTAGTCGGCGTTCTCCATAGGGTGTGGCGACTTGCGGCACCCTATAGCCTGTTGCCATCGAGTGCAACCCCATGCAATCTGGACGTAATCGCCTACAGTGGCCGGAATCGCTAAGTTCCTCATGGCTAAGCAATGCTGCATTGATGGCTGCCAGAACGACACCAGCAAAGGAGCCCGCGGCATGTGCGGATTGCACGCGCAAAGGATGCGCCGCTATGGAGATCCCAATTTTATTACCCCAGAAGCTCAACGTCGAGCAAACAATCGAGCAGCTCAACTCGCTCGGTTTGATGCAATTAAAGAAAACACCTATAGAAAATTTTATGGCCGCCATGAACATCGAATCATTGCAGAGCAGATGCTTGGAAGACCGCTAGAGCGAGGCGAGATTGTGCATCATATAGATGGAGATAAGCACAATAACAATCCAGCAAATCTTAAAGTAATGACTCAATCAGAGCACATGAAATTGCACAAAAGTGAAATGTTGGCGGCTAGAAAAGCTAAACATGGCTATTGATCTTCGCCCTTACCAAATTCAAGCAATCCATGATCTACGACAGGCATTTCGATTTGGCGCTCATGCCCCATTACTAGTGGGTCCATGCGGGATGGGCAAAACAGTGGTTTTTAGTGCTATCACCGCCAGCGCAGTTGAACGTGGCCGCCGGGTGCTAATCTTGGTCCACCGCCGTGAACTGCTCCGTCAAGCCAGCTCCAAGCTCACCGCTGCAGGGCTCAACCATGGCTTGATTGCTGCTGGGATTCCAACCAGTTGCCAACCAGTTCAGGTCGCCTCAGTGCAGACGATCGCGCGCCGCCTGTCCCGCATCGACTGGCAGCCGGATCTGATCATCATCGACGAAGCGCATCACGCCACCGCCGGCCAATGGGAGCGCACTCTGCAGCACTGGCCAACCGCCTACCGCCTCGGTGTCACCGCTACTCCATGCCGCCTCGATGGCCGCGGCCTCCGCAGTGCGTTCGATCACTTGGTGCTTGGTCCATCCATGGCGGATCTCGTCTCCGCCGGCTACCTCACCTCGGCACGGATCTATGCACCACCCCAGGTTGCCGACCTATCCGGCATCCGCACCCGAGCTGGTGACTACGCCAACGATCAGGCCGCAGCAGCAATGGATCGCCCGACTGTCACTGGTGATGCCATCGCGCACTACCAGCGCCTCGCAGCAGGCCAGCAGGCGATCGCGTTCTGCTGCAATATTGCCCACGCCAAATCCGTTTGCGCTGCGTTTCTGGCCGCAGGCATCCGCGCGGTACTACTTCTTGGTACCACCACCGACCGTGATCAGGTCGTTGCAGACTTTGGTGCCGGCCTGCTGCAGATATTGGTGACCGTCGATGTGGTTAGTGAGGGTTTCGATGTGCCAGCCGCCAGTGTCGCAATCCTCCTGCGCCCCACCAAGTCACTCGGCCTCTACCTGCAGCAGGTCGGTCGCGTGCTACGCCCAGCACCTGGCAAGCAAGCTGCCCTGATCCTCGACCACGTTGGCAATGTCACCCGCCATGGCTTCCCGGATGATCACCGTGATTGGACACTCGACGATGGCATCAGGCGCA